GCCACGCCGTCGATCTCCACGTACGGGCGGCCGGTCACCGAGTCCGCGACGGCCGTCTGCCCGGAGGCGAGACCGGCGACCTGGAGCGGATTGGTCCGGTCGCACATCTCCGTCGATCCGCACGGCCGCCAGTAGAAGTTCACGCTGAGCGGGTCTTCGCCGTCGTTGGTCACCCGGACCGTCACCACCATGTCGTCGCAGGTGGAGATGACGGTGGGCAGCTCCCACACTCGGCGCTCGATCGAGCAGATGGGCAGACACCCGCCGCAGGTCGGAATCACCGCCGCCTGGATCGTCACATCGGGCGGGATGCACTCGGCGTTGTAGATCGTCGGCAGCTCGCAGCTCGCGGTGTCGGAGCAGTCCGGAGCGTGCGCCCAGGTGATCGACTCGGTGGTGGTCGAATCCCAGTCGACCGGCGTGATCAGCGGGTCGCCGTAGGCGAAGGGCTGCGTCGCCACCATCTCCCACTCCACGCGGCAGATGGATGCCTGGCGGTGCTGGTGGCCGCCGCCCTTGCCCAGCACCTCGGCGACGGCCGGAGTCTTCGTCAGCACCAGCCCGTACATCGCCCGCTTCAAGGTCTCCGGATCGGCAGCGGTGTCTTCGGGGTGGGACTTCCAGTAGGTCATGTCGAGTCCGGATCGGACATCGGTGCTGCGGAGGATGCAGGTCAGCCAGTCCTTGCCGTACTCCATCCCGGCGTTCGTGCAGGCGACCACCAGCGCGGAGAACTGGAGGGTGCGGGTGGTCGGCCGGGCACGGCCCGCGATGCCTCCGGCGCAGATCGACTCGGTGATGTCGCGCTGGATCGGCGCGCCGTCCATCCCCTCGATCGACATCAGCCAGATGCCCGCGAACTCCGCGCTCTCCGGCCGGGCAGCGTTGTACCAGGGGGCGTTGGTGATCAGGTACGGTCCGTCGCCGAGAGCGGCCGGGAGACCGGTCCAGCTGTCGTCGTAGGGAATCCGGACCTCGCACGCGCAGCTCATCATCGACGCCACCGAGCCGTCGATGCTCGGGACGGTCGGCTGCATGTGGGCGATGAGACGGGAGGTATTGAACAGCTCCTGCCCGCCGAGCGCGGCATATCCCCGGAACAATTTCAGACCTCCTTCGCCCGGCGGCGAGCGCGCTTCTCGCGCTGCCACTGCGCCATGCACGTCCGGCAGCGCCGCTGCCTGCGAGTGAAGGCGGTGTTCTGATCGTCGTAAGGGTGGCCCTGAGCGCAATGCGTCTTCCGGGCCTGTACATGAGTTCCGTGATCTACCAGATCCATGATGTTCTGGCGAGGCGTACCCCACGCGATCATCCCGACACGGTTGTCCGCCGGGTCACCTTCGAGGTGACGGCACTCCATGCCCTCCGGGCGCGGACCTACGAAAGCCTCCAGGACCAGATGATGGACCAGGCGAGGGCGCGCATACCCGCCCTTACTCAGGCTCACCCGCTTGTATCCCGCCGGATCTGTCATCTGCTTCAACACGCGCCCACGAGTGTGAGGGCGCGGAAGCGACCGGACGTCACCGGCGTCCGATACCTCGTACAACCCCTCATGCCCGACCACTGGTCTCCACTCCATAGTAGGTCATTTTATCAAGTATTCAGGAGTTGCAGCAGCCGGTCGGCCGTACCCTCCGCCGCTCCGGTCCCGTTGACGGTCATGGATGCGACGTTCACCGAACGGCTGCCACCACTGCCTCCGCGATCGAGCACCTGGACCAGGGTCTCGAAGGCTGCGGTCTGCCGAGGCGACAACACACGTTCTGGGGCAATTGTATTCTTCGGCATGAAGCCCAGTCCGGGAGCGATGCCACCCTCATCGAAGGCGTCGATCGCAGCCCCGGCCCCGACCGCCAGCAGCGACGTGAACACCGCCGCCAGACCCGTGAGGGCAGCGCCCACCGCCGCGCCCACCGCCGCGCCGATCGCCGTACCGATCACCGGGATAGCGGAGCCGATGGCCGCGCCGATCGCCGTCGTCGCCAGCGTGATCATCGCGCCGAGGATGGCGGTGATGATCGGGATGAGGATGTTCACGATGAGGTACTTGATGACGGCCTTGATCAGGGCCTTCTGGATGCGTTCCTGCTCGGACTGCGCCAGCTCCATCGAGGTCGCGGTGCGCTGGACGAGAGCGGCAGTGTCACTGATCAATTCGCCGTTCGCGTCGAATCCGGAGAAGGTGTCACCCCGGAACTGCTTGATCTGGTCGTAGGTGTTCTCCAGCAGGTTCCGGACCTCGATCTCCACGCCAGTCAGCTGGACGATGAGGTTGCCGAGGTATCCGGCGTCGATGTCCTTGCCGAGCAGGCCCTTCGAATCACCGGCGGAGGACTTCGTCTGCTTGAGCGCAGCCGACACGATCTCGTCGCGGACCTTGTTGAATGCCTGGCTGGCGGCATCGGCGACCGTCGTCACGGCCTTCGAGACCGCATCTACCGCATCGAAGGCCGATCCGGGCTGGCCGAACGCCGGAGGCTGCGTATTGCCCGGGGTGGCCTGGGTGTTGAGGTCGGTCCCGAGATTGTTGACGGCCTTGGTGGTGCCGTTGACGGCGTTGACGACATCCTTGCCCAGGCCGTCGATCAGCGAATTGATGAAGTCGGTTCCGGCTCCGACCGCCGCCGACAACACCGGCCCGAGCACATCATTGCTCAGCCGGTTCGCGATATCGAGCAGCTGCTTGGTCTGCTGATCGGCGACGGCCTGCTGGGACTCGGCGGTGGAGGTCTGCGTGCGCTGTGTCTCGGCGGCGGTGTCCGAAATGAGCTGAACCGTATCCCGCTGCCCGGCGTCGATCTGCTGGACGATCTCCTGGAACTTCGTGTCCACGGCCGTCTGGTCGAACTTCCGGCTGTCTACGCCGGTCGTCAGCCGCAGCGCGTCCACGCTCGCCTTCGAGAGATCCACGGTGACCGTCTGCGCTGCCTGAGCAGCCGAGGAGAGCCCGGTGGAGGCGATCTTGGACAACGCCTGCACCAGAGCCTCGAACAGCTTCGTCTGCTCCGGGCTCAGCACCCGCTCCGGGTCGATGACGTTCTTCGGCATGAAGCCGGTGCCGGTCGCGAGACCACCGGCGTCGAACGGGTTGAGGTGGCCCAGCAGGCTCTTGCCCGCGTCCACCACTGACCCACCCAGATCCTTCGCTCGCTGCCAGACACCACCGACGAGGGAGCCGAGCCCGGAGACCGCCTTTCCGGCCGTCTCCGCGAAGAAGTGCGTGGTGCCGTCCAGCGCCGCGAGAGGCAGCCCCTTGATCGAGGGCGGCGGGACGAATCCGGCCGTCTTGATCAGGTCCCGCACCGGGTCGGTGGCCGCCTTGATCGCGGACTCGATGACCTTGGTGATGAAGCTGGACTGGTCCTGGACGGACGGACCGTTGGAGCTGCCGCCCGGAGCCGGAGCGAAGAAGCCGTTGGCTCCGATCGGCAGGCCGTACAGCGAGGCGAAGCTGTTCGGGTCGGTGCCGCGCCCATAGTGCACGTCACCGATCGAGCCGCCGGACTCCACCCGGGCGGCCGGAATGTTGAGTTCGGGGATGCCCCGCAGCTCACCGGCCGTGTGGCCGCCGCCCGGCCCACCCGGATCGTCGGTGATGCCCACGGCCATACCCGAACCTTCGGTGAGGTTCTTGACGAGGCCCTGGGCTCCGACGCTCGGGTACCCGGAGAACGTGGATGTGCTCCAGTACCGCTGCCACGGGTTCGAGCCGAGGATGGCCGCGATGATCGAGCCCATGAAGCCCGAGCAGTCGAAGCTGTCTCCGACGAAACGCGGCCCGGCCCACTGGTACGCCTTGCCGTTCTGGGCCTTGGCGAAGTCGTGACCGGCCTTGAGCTGGTTCATCCAGGGCATGATCACGCCACCGGTGGCGTACTTCGGCACGCCGGTGAGCTGGTCGAACAGCCCCTCCGGCGGGACATTGCCGATGCCCTTCTGCTTCACCGCCGCGCCATAGGCGTTGAGGTTGCTGCGTCCGAGGTCGGTGATGATCTTGCCGTTGTCCCAGGTAAACGGGATTCCCCGCGCGATCATGTCGCGGATCGCGTAGATGATGTTCTGGCCGCCCGCCGCCATCACCTCGGCGGCGGTGATGACGTGCTCGTTGTTCGAGCCCCAGAACAGGATGTCGTCCTTGGTCCCGTTACCGGAGCCGCCGGAGCCGAAGTAGTTCAGCGGGCCACCGGTCGCGCGGGTGGGGATCAGCGGCAGCTCGATCGCGTCCGGGAGGACTCCACCCAGCAGGTTGTCGATCGTCTTCCACGCCTTGAGCAGGCCGTTGTTCCAGACCGTGCCGATGACGAAGTTGACCGGCGCTACGGCCTTCTCGCGGAGGCCGTCCCAGATATTGCCGATCGCCTCTACGGCCGTGGAGAACCAGCCCTTCACCGTGTCGACCGCGCGGCCGAGTGCGGGGAAGACGGTGTTCTGGAGCCAGTCCACCGTGGAGTGCACGGCGTCGCCGAAGTCCGAGAAGGACTGCTTCATACCGGCGATGGCCGGTTGCACGATCGGGATGATGACGTTGTTCACCAGCCAGGTGAAGACGTTGATCACGTCGGTCAGCACCGGGATCAGCAGCTTGAGCACGTCGATCGTCGGAGGCAGCAGCTGCACGGCCAGATCGACCAGCTGCGGCAGCAGCGGAGCGATCGAGAGGACGAGATTCGCCCAGGCGTCGATCAGCGGCGGGAGCAGCGGAGCGAGTGCCTGGATGGCTCCGACGAGGGCATTCGCGATGGTCTGTGCGACCTGCGCGAGGATCGGTGCCATTGCGTCGAAGACCGGCTTGAGCTGATCGGCGAGCTGCTTGATCACCGGCGCGAAGGCATTGAAGATCGTGCTCAGCGCCGGAGCGAGCGCGCCGACGATATCGCCCACCAGGTCCGCGATCAGCGGCAGGATCGGGGCCAGCGCATTCACCAGGTCGGCGAACGCCTGCGCCAGCGGTCCGATGGCCGGGGCGAGAGCATCGAGCACCTGCGCGAGCGTGGTGCCGAGGATCTGGAGCACCTGCGACAGCGGCGCGATGAGCGGGGTGAGGGCGTTGCCGAGGCTGATCAGCAGATCGGCCAGCACCGGCAGGACCGGTTCGAGGCCCTTGAGCAGGGCGTCGATGAACGGGCCGAGCACGGGCATGATCTTGTTCAGCGAATCGGCGAAGGTCTTGCCGATATCGCCGAGGCTCGGCCCGATCGTCTTGATCACGTCGCCGAGCGAGGTGAACAGCGGCCCGAGGGACGGCAGCACCTTCGCGCCGATGTCGAGCAGCTGAGAGATGACACTGCCCAGCAGGTCGCTCAGACCGTGGAGGGTGCCCTCGAATCCGACGAAGACCTGATCCAGCGCACCGCTCCCGGCCGCGCCGGAGAACGCCTTCGCGATGGACGTGCCGATCGAGCCGAACGCTTCGCCGATGCCCTGGAGGTGCGGCAGCGCCGTCGCGGTGACATCCGACAGCGCCTTGCCGAATCCCTCCGCCCCATCCCGGGCACCCTGGATGAACTGCTCGGCCCCGGCAAAGGTGTCCTTGATCGTCTGGACACCCTCGGCGGACTTGGCGAAGTTGAAGAACCCCTGAGCTACGCCGTTGAGCTGCCCGGCGACACCCTTCATGCCCTCGGTCAGCGCTGGGAGGACGGCCGTGGCGGTCTCGCGGAGCTGGTTGCCGAGGTTTTCGAACAGCGAATCCTGGACGGCCTTGCGCGCCGCCTCCAGGCTCGGCGCGATGTCCTTCGCCGCCAGCACGAACTGCTGCGCATTGGGGCTGAGCTGGGCCAGGGCGTCGGAGAACTTCTCGCTGGAGGTCCCGGCTCCGGACTGGGCCTTCGCCAGATCCTGGCTGGCCTTGGCGACCGCACGGTTGGCCTGCTCCACGCCCTTCTGGGCCTGGACCACCTGCTTGTCGGCGTCGGCCTGCTTCTTCTTGGCGTCCAGCACCTCCGGGGCCTGGTCGATGCCCTTCTGCTGGGCTTCGTTGGCCTCGTCCTGGAGTTTCTTGCCCGCCTCCTGCGCCTTCTGGAGGTTGAGTTCGGCACGCTGGACCGCGAGCACCGCCCGCTGCCGGTCCAGCGGGTCGGTGAACTTGCCCTGGGCCAGCTTCTGCTGGGCCTCAGCGAGGTTGAGCGCTGCTTCCTTCTGGTCCAGGTTGGATTCCTGGAGGGACTGGTTGTACCCGTCCAGCCGCTCCTGGGCGGTCTTGTAGGCGTCGGCCATGCCCTTCGCCGCATCGGCCGCGTTGTCCTGGGCGTCGGCCAGCGACTGCTGCGCCGATTCCGCCGCCTCGGTCGCCGAAGTCAGCTGATCCTGTGCGTTGGCGACGTTCTCGGCCTGGGTCCGGGCGTCGGAGGCCGCGTTGGCGGAGATGTCACCGAGCGCCGAGAAGGCATCGCCGATGCCCTGGAATCCGACGACGGCCGTGGCTCCGATACCGGCCAGCGCCGGACCCACCCCCGCCAGCGCGCCGACGAGTCCGCCCACCGCTCCGGCGGCAGCTCCAGCGGCTCCGGCGATGGCCGCGAGGATCGCACCGCCCTTGGTCAGCGTGCCGAGCGCGGAGCCGACCTTGCCGATGGAGCCGGTGAGTCCCTTGAAGTCGTTGTCGGCCGAACGCGCCGAGGACGAATTCACGCTGACATTGACCCGCCGGTCACGCAGCTCTCGCAGGGCGGCGGACACGCGCGCCAGCGCGGCCTCGTCCACCTGGAGGTCGATCTTGATCTTGATGTCTTTGTCCGAGAGCCCCCGCAGAGACCGGAGAGCCGGACCGATAGAGGCCAGCTTCGCCGCATCGGCGTCCGACATCTCGACCTTCACCTTCACCTTGATGTCGGTGTCGGTGGCGGTCCGCAGCGCGCGGAGGGAGGGAGCGAGCCCGTTCAGCTTCGCAATGTCGGCGTCGCTGATGTCGAGCTTGACCTTGATCGAGAGGTCGCTGACGCCGTTGAGGGCTCGCCGAGCCCGGAGAATCCCACCGGCCGTGTCGATATCGAGCTTGGCGGTGACCTTGAGGTCGGAGGACCGGAGCGCGCGCTGGGCATCCCGCAGCGCTCCGGTCGTGTCGATCTGGATCTTGACCTTGAGCGGCTTGGTGTCGAGCTTCGCCTGGGCCTGTGCCAGCGCCGGAGCGAGGGCGCGGTTCAGCTCAGCCGCGATACCGCTGGCGTCGATGTTGACGCCGAAGTTGATCTGTCCGACTGAGGTAGCCACGCCGCCAGGCTATCGGCGTGGCCCGCAGATCAGTCCGCGTTCACCTCGGTGCGGAGGTAGACGAGAGCCTGGACCAGGGACTGCATCGACATCTCGGTCTCGGGCCGGGTGAACTCCTTGATCACCTTTGCCAGCGATTCCCGGCTGAGGTGATTCGCCAGGAAGGTGTTGAAGATGTCCATCTGGAGTTCGCCGAGGCCATCGAGCTGCTGGAGCATCGAGATCGCCATGAGCGCGCTCTGGTTCGGGATACGAACATCCAGCTCCAGCCCGCAGTGCACCATGTGCTGGTGCGGCCACGGTGCGGGGGCGGGTTCCTCGTCCTCGCTGCCCGTTTCGGCCTCTGCCTCCGCATCCTCGGCGATGGCCTCGAACAGCTCGCGGTTGGTGTCGCTGGTGGAGCTGTCGGCCAGCTCGCGGGCGAACTCCACCATGCTCTGCGCCGGAACGCTCGGCAGGCCCCGGTCGGACCGGCTGCGCTCCAGCTCCGCCCGTTCGGCTGCGATCTTCTCGCGCTCGGCCTCGATCTCCTCCAGGCTCATCTGCTCGATCGGCTTGTCCACTGATGCTCCCTCTCGTGGTATTTGCACGGAATCAGTCTAAACCCCACGATTGTCGATTCGGGGGTCCGCGCTGACCACGCGGTGTGCCGCGTTCGTGAGGAACGGCTGTGCGCGCTGGCCGGGGTGGCGGACCTGCCGCGCGAACACCGTACGCCCTTCCACCTCGAACCGGAGGAACCGAGCGTGCCGGGGCCGGATGAGGTGCGGCCGTGCTCCCTGGTGGACCGGAGCGGCGTACGGCGCGTCGGCCGAGACGCCGGTGTCCAGCGACCACGGCCCCGACCGGCGAACCGGATCGGGGTGGATCGACGCCCGCAGCAGACCGGTCCGGACCGGCGCGAGGCCCTTCGCCACGGACGAGATCGTGCTCACCAATCCCTTGGCGAAGACCTCCAGCCGACCCATGACGACCGACTGGAGCTGGCCTTCGTCAATCGACAGGCTCGGCGTCTGCGCCATGACCCTCCCATGCTTCGATCATCTGGGCCTTGGTGGCGTCGGCCGGGTACTCGATGTTCTTGGACTCCAGGAACTCCGCCCACACCGACTTGAGCGCGTCCTTCGCCGGAGCGCCGGTCAGAGAGTGCTCGCTGGCCGCCGCCTCACGCTGGGCGGTGACGATCTGCTCGACATGCTCGGCGGCGGGCTGCGTCGCGACGAGATTGACGTACCCCCGAGACAGCAGCTTGTCGATGTAGGGGGTGCGTTCGACGGTGATCCGCGCGCCGGGCGCGAGGAAGGTGGTGGGCGTGACGCGACTGCCCTCGATGGTGACCTGAGCCATGATGTCTCCTAGGTTGATACGGCTGCGTACAGGGTGCCAGTCCAGGCAATCAC